ATTTCAAACGCAATAGGTTCCACATTGTGGTTCTTTTTGCAGTAATCATAAATTTCTTGGATAGATACAGTTTCACCATCATAGATCAGCGTCAAGGTATTATCCGAATAGTTTTTGCTACCGTCAGTAATCATTCTTCACCCTCATCATATTCGTCATCCCCTCTACGCTCACGCTCAGCCTTCAGGGTAGCCTCCGCGACCAGTTCAGCAAACTTTCTCATTAGGGCGTCAGCATCTTGACCATTCACAATAATGTTTGTGTACTGCTTTGAGCCATAAAGTTCTGCACCAGCCTGTACCGCAAGTTCGTTGATTAGGTCATCCATACTATTCTCCTTAGGCAGTTAACATGTAGGTAGCCAGATCACGCCAGTCATCGTTAGAGGCGCGGATCTTAGAAACGGCGATCAAGGTACGCAACGAGATATCGTTAGCCTCATCCTTCAACTCACGGATCAGCGCGAGCGCGTCACGCTTTACCGTCATTTCGTACTCAGGCATAAACTCTTCTTCCTTAGCGATAAACTCCATACGGTCAATCTTCTGTTCCGTAGTCATCGAAAGGTCGATCATCATGCTACGTGAGCGGATGGCTTGGTCAATACGGTTTTGATCCATGTTGGAGATAAAGATAACGCGCCCTTCAAAGTTGAAACTACGTGGGAGGTCATCGTCCTTCATGTCAGCGTTCCAGCTAATGATACGCTTACCGTATGAATCCAGCGCACCCTTAAGAATGTTCAGGGCGACTGGGTCTTTCAAAACAGCGTCACAGTCATCGAACACGATAACCGATTTGTTGTTTTCGAAGAGGGTACGATACAAACCCTTGGCGGTAGAATAACCCTTAACCGACAAAAAGCACTTAGCTGAGTTCAGGGCAGCGCCAACTTGGAAGTCAGCCAGATCGCTGATATCACGGTATCCAGCGTCAACCAAAGTCTTCACTACCGTGTAGGTCTTACCCAAACCACCGGAACCCGTAATAACCGCAGAAGCCTGAACACCCGAGGCAACCATGTTAACCAACTTAGTAACGAACGAGAAACGCTCATTAATCGAAAACTTATCAGCTACCGTAGGGGCTTGCTCGGTAGACTCGAGCGAGGCGGTAGAACCTTCTTTAACTAACTTAGCCAAGTGCTTCTCCAGCCAGACTTTATTGACGGTACGCTTAACCAACTTACCGTTGAAGAAACCTTCGTATTTTCCGGTTTCTTTATCCAAACGAATCGATGTAGTCATTTTTACTTCCTTCACAGTGTTTCTCATTTCCATAACTAAGTATAGGTCTTTACCTATTTAAAGGCAAGCGAAAACGTTGTATTTTGACTAATATTTGATATATTTTGATTCTTTTTGACTGATTTAAAGGTTATTTTAGCCCTAAAATGACTAAACCCTACATTAAGTAGGGTTATGGTCGAAATACTTGATTCTGGCACCTAGATTGTGTTCAAATCAGGTATAGGGTCACTCTAGGCGTTTTAGGCACCTGCAATCACCAAACCGGAGCCGAACCGTACATTATACTCATTTTCCAGCTGGATATCGGGGTCGCCGAACGAAACGATCGCTGTTTTGTATAGCACTAGGTTCTTTTCGATCATAGGTGCGTATGGAGCGATGGCCACGGAAACGCCCTTTTCGGTATTCTGAAGCATGATAACTGCGGGTGCTTTCAACGTGAAACTATCGGCACTTTCAGTTGCTCCACCGATAAGGTCTTCACCTGTAACTAATTTAAAAATTTTCACTGTCATGGTTAATCCTCTAAAATGAGAGCCTCGATAAAATCTGCAGCTTCTCCTTGTCCTGCGAATTGTCTCAATCCAAATTTATCATCGTCATAGTAATGTTTGTATAGAACTAGAACGAATTGATCTTTAAAAATTGAGACTCTTATAACCCAATTACCCCTTCTTACTGAAGGGAAGGATACGAGATTAGGGATGAGGTTTGAATTTTCCATGCTGCTAAGTTTCGACCATCATCCCTTAATCTTACGAACCTTCTTGAAGCAATTCTTTTGGTTGAGCCGATTCGTTCATTGATTGAACTTGTGGAACACCTTGTTGCTGAATTTTATTGATTACAGCAGACACTGCTTCGTAGGGTTGTTTGCTCAGTGAGCCGAGGACAACGTTAACTTCATCAACGCTCAAAGTCAGTTCAATAGATTTTGTAGTCATTTAATACTCCGTTCATTTAAAATTATAAGGGTTTTGGTTTTCGGGTTCCGATGCTATATTTAGCTACGAGTTCCCACTCTTGTTTCTCTTTATAAGAAACAACTTTTATCTGCGACAACGATGCTGTATGTTCGATCATTGTTGGCACAGAAATCTTTAACAATTGCCAATCTTGTAAAAGTTTAGCAATAGCATTTCTTCGTTCAATATCATTAACAGAAATATTGGCTTCCTTACCGTCAAGGGCAAATAGTTCTTTGAAGTGTACAATGAAATATCTACCTTGCTTGTGAAGGATATGGCAAGACTGATAAAGAGTTTTATCTTTCTTAGATGCCACACCAATACGGGTAAGGGTTTCACGAACCTTTAAAAAATTGTCAGGTTCAGAAAGAATTACTTCAAGCATTGATTCTGGTACCCAATCATAATACACTAAGTCAGTTGTCATTTTCCACTACCTCTAAATAGTTTTTCTTCTATACAACTCAACTGTTCAGGGGTCAGAAGATTTAAAACTATCTTAGCCTTATCATTTGAATAATTATAGTACTCCTTGATTAACGCAAGGGATTTTGATTCAGCATCTTTTTTATGCCACTTACTAAATCTCTTACGCTTGGACACACTATTTAGTAGATAAAGGAATTGGAATTTCTTAGGTATAGCCTGATTGAGATTCATCTGATTAGCATACATCACGGTATCGGGGAAATAACTTAGTCCTCGATTTATCATGTATGGTAAGTAATCCTTTTCTGCCTGAGGTTCCTGGAAAATATCTTCCTTGGTCTCGTTGATTACTTTTAGAATATCAAAGGGTGACATATCAAACGCCCAGCTTTTTTGCGTCAGCCTGATCAATCACAATCATCTTATTGGGATAACGTTCTTTCACGGCAGTAAGCAATTCTTCTTTCGTAGAACCCTGTGCCATAAAATGCCCATCAGAATCGCTAAGATAAAAACCATTATCAATTACTGATAACTTAGCCTTGATTTGCATTTCTGCCGCTTCGGTTTCTTCTGCTAGTTGTAAACCCTTCATTAACTTATTCACACGCATAACAGCAGCCTGCTCCCGAAGGTACCAACCTAATGCCACTCCACCTAATGTGAATAAAAATGTTACAATCACTGATTCCATAATATCCTCACTTAAATTCACATGATGTCATTAACTCAGTCAAAGCTGCCATGATATTTAATTCTTGGTCAGCAACGAATGCCGCTTTGTATTGATAGTCCGCAAGGATTACTACCATCTGTGGAATACTTGCGTTGACTAAAAAGTCAGTTGAGCTATCATAAAGGTTTCTGAATAACTGAGAAGCATCTGAATCTGAATTCTTTGCGACCCACTTACGGACTCCCGTAAAATCTTTACCCTTCATTGAAACCATTAATTCTTTAAAAGAATCTTCTGATAGGTTTACAAGTAACCCAGCATCAATTTTACCTGATACTGAGTATCTCTGCAACTCATTTAAAATTCTACGGTAGTCAGGAAAATGCTTTGTGATTAACTCGGCAACAACTTTCTTATCAAACTCGATACCTTCTTTATTTAGAATTTGAACAACCCGTTTGTAGAATGCTCCAGCGATAGCTGGCTTATCGGCAGTTTCAATTTTAAAATCAATAACGGCACATCGACTATGGAGAGGTTCAATGATACGGTTCTTAAAATTACAAGTAAAGATAAATCGACAGTTGTTACTAAACTCTTCAATGAACCCACGGAGAGCAGGTTGAATTGAAGAAGCGTTCATGTAATCTGCTTCATCAATGATAATAATTTTTGGAGAATCCGTCATTGATACCGTTGACGCAAATCCCTTCACTAAGCCTCGCAATACATCAATGGATCGACCTTCATCTGATCCATTGATGAACACGTACTCAGCACCGATCTCATTACAGAGGGCGCGAGCCACTGTAGTTTTACCTACACCAGCACCACCCGAGAATAAGAACGTTGGTAGTTCACCTGAAGCAATAAACTCTCTGAATGTTTTCTTGATAGATTCAGGAAGGATACACTCATCAATAGTCTGTGGGCGGTATTTCTCAACCCACAGGAACTGTTCTTCACGACTTTCAATCATAATATAATCCTATAAATTAAGCGAACGTACTATCAGCCTCAACTGCTACGAAGTAAACTAGATCACCAACGGGTGATTGGAATCGAGAAATCTTCTTGCTACTAATACTCACAACGTAATCACCAGGAATGAATTTAAGGTTTTCAACTTTAAGATTCACGTTGAATACTGATTCAGTTTTACCCACGGTGACTTCATATGAGTTAGCCGTTGGATTCTTCTTATCAGTTACCAATAGGCTCAGCGTACCTTCTTCTCCGATGAACGAAACGTCTGGAGCACGCAATACTGAAGATGACTTCATGATGCTGGCAAGCAAATCCGTTGACAGATTAAATGTCACATCTGACTCGGGAAAAGTAATTGCTTTCTTAGGCGTGCTGAGCACTTCCGGTGAGGAGGCATAGTAACGGGTAACTGAGTTACCTTCTGACATTTTAACAAACTTGTCAGAGAAAGTCAATTCAGCATCATTGAACATGCTATACGAACTGAGGAAGTCATTCAGATCATAGATACCGAAGTCCTGAGGGAAAACTTCTTCAACGGTAACTGAGGCAACGATAGCCTTCATTCCCGAGATAGTCTGTAGTGAACTTCCAGCTTTCAGCAAAATATTACTATTGATCGTGGCGAAGTTTTTTAACAGCGCAACGGTTGGTTTACTTAATTTCATTTAGATCTCCTATGTATAATAAATTATACCTTATCAAAAATGGTACGTCAAATTTATTCTACAGAATACTTGACATCATGTTCATAAAGAAAAGCGAGGCAACACATTGCATGCGCCAAGTGATTCTTACCTGATTCTGGATCGTTCTGTTCGCCCTCTTTCCAATCCCAAAGGTGGCGCATCATTGCGTCAAAATAACGACGCTTTGAATCGGGAACATGTTTCCAATTATCCGGTTCGTATTTCTCTGCACCAAAGGTTAAGATTTCAACCATTGCTTTTTGTGCCAGTGGAGGAATCAAACCGTATTGTAATTTACCACCATCAAATTTTCGACCACCAGTGGTAGCTGTTTCTGACGCCTTGATTCTCGCAGCGTACTCAGCCATATCGTCGTTATTTTGACGCATCGAATCATTAATCCTTTTTTGCGTTTCATTGTCGAATGGAGGAGAAAAAAATTGCTTTGATTGAGGATCAGGGCGAAGTTCAAGGGTGCTAATATTTTGAGCGGCTAATCTTTCATTGTGACGGATTGTTTCGTCAACCTCTTCATCAATTACATCATTGCGCTCTTTAATGTTGGCGTCAATTTTTTTAGCGGTTGATCGTAGCCAAGTCCATCCTTGTCCGTTAGATTCTGGAATGCTTAGATCCATACCGTTGTATTTCTTTTCCATGTATTCTCCATAACAAATTGAGGACTTATTGACGTTGCCTCATTTTCAATTAGATACGACGACCCTGAAAGAGTTCTGAACCGAAAATTTCAGCAACCAAAGCAACCATGCGCTTACTAGGTGCACGTACACGATACTTAGTTGTTTCTGTACCGTCTTTCAACTTCGATGGATTTGAATAGATACAATTACCCTGTTGACGCAATTGATAGATCGCATCATGCGGATTTGAAAGGCCAAACCGACTTGTGATTTGCTTGGCGGTTACAGTCGCACCAGTATTAAGATATGCTTCAAGTTTAGAGATTTTAGTCATAGAGTTCCTTTTGTCGCCTTCAATGGAAAGTAAAGATATCGGCGACGTAACATCTTTACCTTATACTGTAATTCCGTTCGCGAGCAATTCTGCCTCGAAAGCGTCATCGGTCACTAACACACGAACGTCATTAAAGATATTATTGAGGCGTTGGCGTGCCTCGGTTGTGGCTGGAGTATTCACAACACTCTGTCGTTTTACCTTAACATTTGGATTCTTCAATTCATATTCTAAGTCAGCCTCAGTAGGGGCTGGCCAGAGATATAATCCTCTTGGACTATTTGGTGAACGCTCCAGCCACTGCGGAATACCGTAGATTGGTTCTCCTGGCTTTCGACTATTGAGAAGTTCAATAGCGATAGCACGGAACTGCGCACGTGAAATTTCAGTGGCAGTTGCTAGGGTTGGATCAACGCGAATGAACGCCTTGATGACTTCTTTTTTGATACGGGATAGGTTTGCGTATTCCATTATGCTACCACCTCTGAGATTGCCACCATAGGAGTGCCGTCAACCGAAACTTCAGGATCGGGCTGCGTAGAAATCTTTTCGAACAGGTCGATGAACGCAGTGCGTGTCATGTTATCGAAACGGTTACAGCAAAGCTCAACCGACTTCTTAGCATCTTTCCAGATCGCATAGGCGCGCACGATATGAACCAAACGGCGAGTGGTGATCAACTCATCAACGCCACCATCTTCAAAGGTACGACGGATGGCCTCAGCCCATTTTACTAGGCTATCAGCGAATTGCTCATTGAAGCAATCAAGGGATTCCATGAGGTTCTTGACGATCTTTGCCTCAACTCGCGCTGGTGGATATTCTTGGTTGAACGTAACTGCGAAACGCTCAAGAAACGCCTCATTCAGAATGTTAGTACCGATGTAGCGACCGTCATCCGAACCCTTACCCTTGGTGTTCGCGGTGGCGAAAATATTGAAACCCTTGGCTGGGGTGATCATCTCATTCTTCAATTTGAAGTAATAAGGCTTTCCCTCGAGAATAGGTTGGAGGCAAAGTAAGGTATTTGCTGAACCGGCATCAAGTTCATCCAGCAGCATGGTGGCGCCAGTACGCATGGCAATAAGAATTGGTCCTTCAACAATCTCAACGTTACCGTCAACAAGAGTCTTTGAACCGATCAACTGATCTTCATCAGTCATGGCGTTAAGGTTGACACGCACTAATTCTTTTTTATGTGCCGCGCAAACCTGCTCAACCATTGTTGACTTACCGTTACCCGTTGGTCCTGAGATGTAGCAAGGGTAGAACATACCAGACTTGACAATTGTATCAACGTCTTTGTGATTACCGAACTGAACGTAATTTGGATCTTTAGCTGGAACCAGAGAATCTGATTTAGTCATTGGTGCTTGTACCTTAGTTTGATGATCGCTGATAGGGCTAACTGATGCGAGGTGGTCAACTGCGTACACGCCATGACCAGCTTTAGTCTTCATCAACCATGAAGGCCAACTCGAATCTAACTCCGCTTGGGTTGCGGATAACTGCTTCCGTGTTACTAAACCCGTTGTAGTAATATCAGGGAACATCTCAACTAACTTTGCTTCAAAAAGGGCTTTTGCGCTCATTTTCACTTCCTTCATAATGTAGATATATTTAATTATACTTGATTTTTTAATTAAAGTCAAGCGATATAGTCAATAAATTTGTCCAAGAAAACCCTTGAATTCTTCTTTGAATTCAACATCTTACCGAATTTCTTGGAGATAGCATTGGCCGACATGTCACCGTCAACCGCAATTCCATCATCAACAACCTCTGTGGATTTATCAATGATCAAAAACAGATCGGTGTGACCCGTATCTTTGAATGATCCATACCCGTTCGCCTTAATTTGCGCACGCAATTCATCAACCCGCTGAGAATCATTTCGAAGATAGCCGTAATGATTCTTCAGTGCAGTTTTAAGATCAGACATCTTACTTGAAGTAATATAAAATCCAATTACAGATACACCGGACTCTCTGATAGAAGTCAGTAGAACCTTTTGATGGCTATATGATTCAGCAGTAAACGGGTAAACTGAATCACCATCACGCATGAAACTGTTTATCTTAACTGTTTTACCTTGCTCATATAGGTAATTATTCATACCTACAGAAGTCAATACCGAGCCACCACCATCAGATAAAACTAACAATGACAATTTCTCGATGAGGTTCTTGTGTTTGAATTCAGGCAGATACTTCTTCATGTACAATAATGCCTCATTCAATGGAGTACCGTTAAGTTTGTACTTAATACAAGTGCGCGGCAACCTTTGCGTAAATCGGCGAGCCATTGTATTGAACTCATTTGAAGACATCTTACTTGAGAACAACTGTAACAAGTTGAACATGTGTCCGGCATAAACCTCTTGCTTTTTATTGAGGTTTTTATCTTCTCTCCATAGGTTGAATTTTTCTTTCTTTGATGACCGTTCTTGATAATTATTATAGTAACCATCAGTGAACGCAAATACCTCAAAGGGGATATTGATGCGGCGGCAGAACATGGCAAGGTTGATAACCTGTTTGATCGTAGGCAGAATAACTTTATCCATTGAACCCGACCAGTCAAGCAGGAACACCATGCCATGGTTCTTACCGTTCGGAACAACGGTGATGGTCTTAAATAAATTCTCAGTCAATTTATAGGCATGTAATTTGTTTACATTAAGTGAACCAGATTTAGATACATGTGACCGTTGATATTGATCAGCAGCTTTACGCATCTCAAACTCTTTCACTAGATAACTAACAACACGGTTTGATTCTTGCATGAACGAATCAAACGAATTTCGGTTACGTTCAATGTCACACTCATTTGTATCTTCCAATACTTGTTTGTATGGAATGATAGGGTCATAGATAAATTCAGCGTTGAGGTCGAAGTACCGATGCTCTACCGTTACGTCAGCCATGTCTTCAAGGGCTTCGGTCAGTGCTTCATCAGTTACAGATTCCAGTTCTTCGGGATCAACCTCTTCAGCTGCATCCTCTTCAGTTTCCGGTAGAGATAAATCTTTACCTACACTTGAACCATCTGAAGACTCACCCTCAAGAGTGGCATCGTCATCCTCATCCTCTGACGCATCATCATAATAATCATCCTGATCGTCATCCTCTCCACCTGCCCCAGCTTTGCCGCCGTGTATAGGTAAAATAAGTGGATCATTTTCTTCATCACTGACTATAGGTACACGGATTGAACGCTTGCTGAATTCATAGATATCTTTCGACAACTGAATTACTTCATCAAAGGTTTCGACACTCTCAACGCGATGAACCAATTCCATTTCATCATTGGTGAATTCAACACCAAACGAAAACCCTAATTTGAAGTGGATATTGATACGATCAATTAACAGTAGTGATGATACAACTTTATCTTTAAGTTTAAAGATATCTTTCTCAGCGAATTCTTTATACCCGTTGAAGAACACTTTCCGAAGCCCAGGAAACTTGCGCTTCATCAACTTCTCGATACGTGCGTCTTCAACGATGTTAATGTAAGACTTGAGACTTAGATCTTCACTAACTACCTCACCATAAGTCTCAGGGGTTTCAAGAGCGTGACCAACTTCATGGGCGCGAAGTAACTCTTCCATCAAGGGCGACATGTTCGTCCAGTTAGGTAGATTTAAAACCCGAGCCTTAACATCGAACCATGCGGTCTTTGAACGTACACGGACAACCGTGATGTTCTCAGAGGCCAAGAGGCGGGTCGCGAGGTCGGTATTACCGTTATTTTCAATCATATAGTTTTCCAAAAGTCAATCTCATAACTAATTTTAACTGATTTTTGAATTAAAGTAAAGCGATATTTTGAAAATACCCCTTGAATTCAAAAATTAAGGGGTATTTTAGGTAAAAATTACTTTAGTATCAGGGTTTTTGGGCTATGACGCTAAAGTCGTTTTTCTTCTCGAATCGAATCAATGAATGGAATTTATCAATAAGAACGTCACCCTTATGCGAGATTACAAAAATGTTCGTACCCTCGCTGAACTGATCCAACAGTGCCATGAACGAATCAGTTCCGGCGGTATCTAAGGATGAATCCATTATCTCGTCAAATATCAATAGGTTTGTATTGGCTGAATTTTTCATCTTAGCAATTTGACGCCAAGTGAATAGTAACGCCAGATCAATCTTTTGCTTCTCACCCTCGCTGAACGATGAATAAGTAAACTCATCTCGGAACCTTGACTTGATGACTTCATTGAATGATTCATCTAACTCAAACTTAACATATGAGTCCATGACGTTAAGGTACTTGTTGATCAGCTTGTTCATTATCGGAAGGTACTCACGGATGATCGCAGTTTTGATTCCGCTATCTTTTAATAGTAAAGATGAAATATCCTGAAGAGCCTTTTCCTCCAACAACTCAGTCTTACTATTGATCATGGTTATTGCGTCAGTGGCCAGAGTTTTTAGAATTTGCTTTTCAGCATTTACATCACCAACATCTAGACGATGACTTTCAATTTCTTTATTCAGATCTTGAATTTGCTTTACTAAAATACTCTCGGTATTGTTAAGAGCCGAGTATTCAATATTCTTTGTAGTCAACTCAGAGACGATAGAATTTAAAGTTTCCAATTTACTCAAGAGTTTATTCAGGCATGTATCCAATGAAAGAATCTTACCCTTACTTTCTTCAAGAGATACTTGAAGTTCCGAGATCTTAATATGTTTATGATCATGAGCAATACCCTGATCACAACTTGGACACTCATCATTGTTCTCAAAGAATGATTTCGTTTCTTCAGCCATTGAAACCTGTTCTTCAAGTTTAGACTTTAACGTATCAGCCTTTTTAAAATCAGCTTTTATAGTTTCAAGTCCCTTCGATTCTTCTGTAAGTTTTTCAATATTACCTTGAAGGATGCCTTTGTCCTCCAGGGTTTTTTGTAAGTCTGAAGTAACCTGATCAACCTTATACTCCAAGTTTTTGATAGTATCTTCTTTTGCAGAGGAGAGCGTTTTGATAAGTTTGTTTTGCGCACTTGCTTTCTCTTTTAATAAATTGATTGCGATTTCAATCCTTCCTATCTCCGCCTTCGTTTCTCCAATGCGATCCTTTAACATTGAATTCATTGTTGAGAAAATACGGATGTCCAGAATTTCTTCCACAACCTCGCGCCTATCATTTGATTTCATTTGCATGAAGGGTACAAAGGAAGCTGAACCTAGGATAACCACTTGCGTGAAGGTTTTATAGTTTAGATGAAGGATTTGTTGCTCAAGAACTTTTTGATAGTCTTTGCCGGCAGCATCCTGAGGCATCATTACATCATCAATATAGATTTCA